CAGTAATTAACGGTACTGGTTCTGGCCAGCCTACAGGTATTCTTAAGGCTACTGTACCTACTGGTCAGGATTTGGGCGCTGTAGCTCTGTCTTATGCACAGCTGGCAGCAGCTGAGGGCGCTTTGCCTGTAGAGTATGAGACTGGCGCTAAGTGGTGCATGAATAAGAAAACCTTTGCTAAGGTGCTGGGTATGGTGGATCAGGCTGGTCAGCCTATCGCACGTGTAAATTATGGTATTGCCGGTCAGCCTGAGCGCTCTATCTTGGGTAGAGACGTAGTAGTTAGTCCTTATGTGGCTGATGACACTATGTTTATGTTTGACTTTGCTGACTATGTTCTTAATACCATTTACGATATGGGTATTTCTAAGAAACAGGATTGGGAGACTGAGGACTTGTTGACTAAGGCTGTAATGAGCGTAGACGGTAAGGTAGTAGATAATGGCTCTATCGTTAAGATGACCATTACTGCTGAGGCGTAAAAAATAACTGGGGGTAATTAACAATGGCTGACACATTAAGTAAGGTAAAAAGCGCCTTGGGTATAACAGGCACATATCAGGATGAGACACTTACAGTCTATATTGATGAGGTAAAAGAGTATATGCTGGACGCTGGTATACCTAAGAGCGTAGTAGACTCTGATGTGTCAGCTGGCGTTATTGCCAGAGGTGTAACGGACTTGTGGAATTATAATGGTGGCGCTGGTAAGCTCTCTGATTATTTCTATCAGAGAGTAAGTCAGCTGGCTTATAAATCCACTACCACTGCTGAGGAGGTGGCTACTGATGAGCTATAGACCTAGTGAGCCGTACAGTACACCAGTGGAGCTACTTAATGTAATTGAGACTAAGACGGTTAGAGGTTCTGACGTTAAGGTGTATTCCACAGAGGGAGAAGTTATATATTGTAGCTTTAAGACCTACGGAGGTACTGAGACTACGGTTAATGGAGTGCTGAGCGTAGTAGACACAGCTAATGTAGAAACGTGGTACAGGCCTGATATAAGCAGCTCTAGTCGTATTAAATTAGGCTCTAAGACCTATGAAGTTATGGGAGAGCCTGAGGACATAGAGCAGAGACACCAGTTTTTAAAGTTTAAAGTGCGAGGTGTACGAGGTGGCACGTAACAGAATTGGCTTACAGGTAAAGGGTTTTGAGGAGTATATGGCTAAGCTAGACGAGGTAGGTGGTACTAAGGCCATGAGACAGGGCGTAGAGAGTGCGCTAAAAGCCTCTAAGGAGTATGTAAATCCACTTATAGAGTCAGCTATGACTAAATTACCGGCTGGAGGTAGGTACTCTACTGGAGATACTAAAAAGTCCATTGACAGAGATACAGCTGTAGACTGGCAAGGTATGACTGGTAGTATTAAGGTGGGTTTTGACTTTAAAAAGTCAGGACTTACAAGTATTTTCCTCATGTACGGTACTCCTAAAATGTCACCTGTGGCTGGTTTGAAAGCTGCTATTTACGGCACTAAGACACAGAAAGAAATAGCTAAGCTGCAAGGTGAGGCACTGGATAAAGTTATTAAGAGGATTATGGAGGGCTAAGTATGGATGAGTTATTAATAAGCACACTGGAGGCGCTGGGTTTTCCAGTAAGACTACAGGGTAGCTTTGCACCTACTGAGGCTTACCCTGATCACTTCTTTACTTACTGGAATGACTCAGCAGACGGTGACAGCTATTACAGTAATACAGAGGGCGCTATTTTGTGGCAGTACAGCCTCAATTTTTATAGTATTGACCCTTTACTAACAAACAATAAACTACTGGAGGCTAAGGCACTTCTTAAGAGTGCTGGCTGGGTAGTTAGTGGAGGTGGTTACTCAGTAATGAGTGACGAGCCTACACATACAGGTAGAGGTATTACAGTCCTCTACAGACAGAAACAGTAAATTTTTTTGAATGAAAAGTATAGATAACTATACTTGTGGAGGTAAGAAAAATGGCAGATATTCAGGAATACAGAGGTATTAGAGGTTTGGTATGTGCTGAAATTACCACAGACTCTACTGAGGCTTTTGAGTGCGGTACTCCTTTTGCTGTAGCTGGTGTAGCTGAGCTTAGCCGTACCACTGAGACTACTAGCGAGGCTCATTATTACGATAATGTACCGGCTGTAGTTATTGACTCTACTGGTAGTGATGAAGTAACTATTACAGCTAGTGCTATTCCTTTTGACGTACTGGCTAAGATTACTGGTCAGCACTATGACGAGTCTAAGGGTATGTTTGTTGAGGGTGAGCGTGATAGTAAGTATTTTGCTATCGGTTATATCACTGAAAAGACAGACGGTGCTGAGATTTTTGTATGGAGACTTAAGGGTAAGTTTAATATCCCTGACTCCACTCATGCTACTAAGGATGATGGAGCAGAGGCTAACGGTCAGGAGATCGTATTTACCGGCATTAACACTACTCATAAGTTTACTGCTATCGGTAACAAGAGTGCTAAGGCAGTTAATGTAGATACCAGCGTAAATACTACTGTGAAAGAGACAGAATTTTTTGCTGAGGTACAGACACCTGATAGCGTAAGCGCAGTATCAGCATAAGTAAATTTAATAGAGGTGGCTTAGTCCACCTCTCTTTTTTAAAGGAGGAGTTAATACTATGCAGTTAGTTTTAAATATTTATGACCCTGTAACTAAGATGATTACTAAGCAGTACACCAGTGAGACTGTAGACATCATGTTTGGTACTATCGAGGACTTGATAGACATTATTGATATGGACAATCTCAGTAATGATATGGAGTGGGCTAAGCTCATTGTTATGAGTATGAAGAAGATTAAACCTCTCCTTAAGGAAGTCTTTACAGATGTTACAGATGAGGAACTTAAAAACACGAAAATTAAGGAGTTAGTACCTCTTTTTATTAATATTTTCAAGTTTGCTTTAGATGAGATTAAGGGCTTAGGTGGAAACTCAAAAAACTAAATGAGGGTGGAGATAATCTACCCTTATATGATTGTTTTTTTGATATTACAGTGAGTCTGTGTGAGCGTTTTCCTGATTTTAACCCTATAAAAGTTAGAAGATACTCAGCACATGAAGTATTTTTACTGATTAAGAGACTCAAAAAGCATAATGAGAGAAGTGTAAAAGACGGTAAAACGCCTAATCAGGCTGGAGTGATACGTAGACCGGCTGGAGACGATTGGTTTTAAGAGGAGGTGAGTATATGGCTAACAATAATGAAACCACCACAAAATTTAAAGTAGACATATCTGAGTTAAAAAAGGCTATGCAAGACGCTAAGCGTCAGATTAGCGTAACTAATAGCGAGTTTAAAGCTATCAGCTCCTCTATGGATGACTGGAGTAAGTCTACTGACGGTATCAGTGCTAAACTTAGACAGCTTGACAGTAACCTAAGCTCTCAGAAAACTATATTAAGTAGTTTAGAGGATCAGTATAGAGCAGTGGTAGCTGAACAGGGAGAGGGTAGCGCAGCTGCTGACAGATTGAAAATTGCAATCAATAACCAGAAAGCAGTTATTAATCAGACAGAGGGCGAGATTAAGAAGTATAATGACGCTTTAGAGGACGTAAAGGACACCTCTGAGGAGTTTGAGGCTACTAATGGTGTATTGGCTGAGAGTTTTAAAGGTTTAGCTACTGTCGGTGTGGCTGCTTTTGGTGCTATTGCTACAGCTATTGGTGCTGCACTGGGAAAAGCTCTTTCTTTTTCTGATGAGGCTCAAAAAGCAATAAATAACTTTGCTGCTGAGACTGGAGCTACAGCTGATGAAATGGCTAAGTTTGAGGACGTAATGACCAGTATTTATAATAATAACTTTGGTGAGTCTATGGACGATATAGCTCAGGCTATGGCTGAGGTTAAAAAACAGGCTGGTGATATTAGCTCAGATGAGTTAGAGGCTCTTACTACTAATGCTCTTATGTTAAGAGATACTTTTGACTTTGAAGTAAACGAGTCTATGAGAGCTGCAAAAATGCTCATGGATCAGTTTGGATTGTCTGGTGAGGACGCTTATAATTTGATAGCTCAGGGCGCTCAGGGTGGACTTGATAAAAACGGTGACTTACTAGACTCTATTAATGAGTATAGTGTTCATTTTTCTCAGTTGGGACTTAATGCAGAGGAAATGTTTAATATGCTGGCTAATGGTTCGGCAGCCGGTACTTTCTCAGTAGATAAACTGGGAGACGCTATTAAAGAGTTTGGTATCAGAGTGAAAGACGGTTCAGAGTCCTCAGCTGCTGCTTTTGATTATTTGGGCTATGACGCAGACGCTCTATTTGAAATCTTTAATAAGGGTGGAGAGGACGCTGCGGCTATGACTCAGATACTCATAGATGAGTTAGCTGGTATGCCTGATAGCGTAGAAAAAACCACTGCTGGAGTAGCGCTCTTTGGTACTATGTGGGAGGATTTAGGCGCTGAGGGTATTAAGGCGCTAAGTGAGTTAGACGGTGGTATTAGTACAACTAATGACGCTTTAGAGCAGATTAACGAGGTAAAGTATAACTCTTTAGGCGAGGCGCTACAGGGTATCGGTAGAAATTTACAGACTCAGTTATTAATGCCTATTGGAGAGAAATTACTACCAGTTATAAGTGAGTTAGCCACTAAGTTTAGTGAGTGGTTAAATGATCCTGAGAATCAGGAGGCTATACAGAAACTGAGTGAAGATATAAGTAATCTTGTAGACACTGGATTGGCGTATGTGAGGGATTTTGTACAGTGGTTCTTAGAAAATAAAGACGCTGTTGTAGCTGGTTTGGCTGCCATTGCTACTGGCTTTTTAGCTTTTAAAGTGGTCACTCTTATACAGGGAGTATCTAAAGCTATGCAAGGTATGACTATAGCTCAGTACGCACTTAACTTAGCTATGAGTCTTAATCCTATTGGTATTATTATAGCTCTTATTTCTGCCTTAGT